TTTTCGTCAGTAAGCTTACGACCAAGAGCTGTACTCGCACTTGAAGAGCCGCTAGGCAGCGCATACGAACGTGCACCAACAGGCGCCTTTGGTTTAATGGCTTGCGAAGGTGTAGCTAATGATACCGGGTCTTGCCAGAAGGGTATATAGTCGCTGCTACGATCCCTAGTAAACTCCCCAGACCTTGTGCCATCTTCCAGCACCCAAGTTTGTTTCCTACTACCTGCAGTACCCATATACACCTCTGGAGCGTGTGAATAAAGTAATTATAGCACGATTTACGCGCCACTGCCAATCAATCGTCCTGCGTACATTGCCCGAGGAAAGCCTTTGTGAGTCTTCCACCCAATGTTAATGTCAAGATACCAAAACCAAGGCGTCGGGATGGTCATCTTGAGTTGGAAACTGGACCGTCGCTGTGTTAGCTTATACCAAAAACCCTGTTTCTCAACCCCACGCTCCTTGATCCAGAGTTCTTCATCGAGCTTGCGACCAAAGACGTTGTAGGCGAACCCATACCCGAGTTCCCCCAACGCCCCGAGGAGGGAAGCAAAATCTTTTCCTCCGTTACTTGACAAGACACCGGGGACATTTTCCCAAACGATCCACTGGGGTTTTGCTTTGTTAGCAATGCGACAGAATTCAAGGGCCAGGTTGCCACGAGGGTCTTCCATTCCTTTTCGGAGACCTGCCGCAGCGGTTCTATTTGAGTCAGAAAGCCTGTGCAGGAATATTACGGAGAGCAGAGGTAAGAGGGAAAAAGTTACCCGAGCGATTGAAGGAAGCTCTACTACATACCGTAAATCAAGCCGAGCAACAACCAAAGACGGATTAGAGACATGGGTTGAAGACGATGTGTCAAACACTCTTAATTGTTTTGACGTTGGTGATGTTAGATCAACTGTGTCTGTTGTAGAACCAGACTCATGGTGGGACGGAGGTCAAACAGCCGCAAGTTTAACTACTCGTTGTCACGATCAGTATATGCCCGACAAAGGACACTTCTCTGCGGTAATTCAAAAAGATGTTTACGAAAATCATCCTAACGATAGCAGAGTTAAAGAAATGGGAGAGACAAGTAGTACAGTAACATCTCGTTGGGGTACAGGCGGTGGTAACACACCAATAGTTTCTGAAACAAAGTGGTTACCACCAAATGAGTCTGAAACAATAGGTACTCTTTTAGCAAGAGATTACAAAGGCATTGGAAATGAAGATCTTGCTGATGGTAGGGGATTAGTCGTTTCCGAAAATAAAACAATTGTGTTGGATAGAGCTTCTTTCAACCAAGGTCAGAACGCTCAATACGAACCTAAAATTGAAGAGTCTGAAACTTCTCCAACATTAGTTGCTAAAGGTCCACACGCTGTATTTCCTGTTGCCGTTGATATGTACAATATGAGCATCAACGAGAAGACTTCTCAAACCTTATCGTCCTCCGCTTCGGATATCAACCACACTGGTGGTACAATTACGAACGCAAGAGTTCGTAGGCTAACTCCTGTAGAATGCGAGAGGTTACAAGGATTCCCTGATAACTTCACAAACATCCCATACCGAAAAAAACCAGAGTCTCCAGATGGACCAAGGTACAAGGCGATGGGCAACTCAATGGCTGTTCCTGTAATGGCGTGGATTGGAAAGAGAATTCAAGAAGTAAGTGAAACAATTAATCAACAGAACGATGTCAACAAAAAGTAGAAAATTATTTATATTCTTATTGTCGGTTATCATAACTTGCCTAGCGTTAAGTTGCGACATAAGTAACTACCACCCAATACAAAAAGAAGACCACCAAATGTTTAAGGCCACTTACATACCCAGGGATACTGTGTATGTAGATCCAGCAACTGTAGGCACAACAACTGACCCTGAATATTAAACACTATGAACAAATTTCTAATGGCAGCTGTAATTATAACAGCGATAATAGTATTCCTCTCCTACTTTGGGGGTGATGATAATGAAAAAGGATTACAGTCATGACAATTACACTAAACGAATCAGAGGTTCACTTCTTGAGAACTCTTGCTTCTACAAGAGCATTTGTAAGCAGAAAGAAGAATGTGGTGGATCAGAAGTTCGCCTCAGATAAGTCGGGGTACGAAATAGACTTCGATGGATGCCTATCTGAGTACGCATTCTGCAAGTGGCATAACATTCACTTCAGCCTATCTTTTGGAGACGATACAGCAGGTCAACCAGACTGCGTGTATAAGAATTTGACTATTGATGTCAAAAGCACTCGCCTTCCTCAAGGTCGTATGATTGTCAAGTTAAACTCTCAGCCGATGGATATGTATGTACTCGCCATAGTTGAAAATGATTACACGATCCGTTTTGCTGGATACTCTCGTTCAGAGGATGTGAAAAAAGAAGAGAACATCCGAAACCTCGGGACAGGTGACTCGTATGTTCTCGACCAACATCAACTATTAAAATTTAAAGAAAATGCACACAAAAAAAATTAAGAAGACTTTCTTCCACGATCAGGAGGAGGGAAAGTTTCTAGAAGTGTCAGAATGGGCCAATGGCGCAGGGGTTGATATTGCCATAACCAACGACAAGGGCAGACAATTAATCCCTCTCTCCTATAGAGACGCAAAGAACCTACGAAGATTAATCAGATATATCCTAAGACCAAATGTTGATTAAAGGCTACTATATCGAAGCGGAGGAGGTTTTAACCAATACTGGTGATATAACCTTCTTCGACCTAACTCCAACAGAGCAGTTAGTTAGGACTATGTTCGACATTCGGGACGTGATGTCTATACGGCAGATTGACGAGTTGATTACGGATTACGTTATAATAGAAATAGGCATGGGAAACCCACGCCTATTCAAAACTTCTTATGACTCAATAAAGTCTATCTTTATGAACCGAGACTCTATCTAGTCCATTCTTTTGGACCGCGACAAGACTTTGGAACAATACTGAAACCACCTTTTCCTTTCTTGTTAGGATTGGTTGTAGTCATATTCTTTTTACCACCTTTATCTGGCTTAACTTTATCTCTCCAATCTTTTGGTTTTTTAGTTTCAGGTACACCTTTGTATTCAATTTTACCTTTTTGCTTTTCAATACCTTGGTTTACCGCTTTATTTTGTCTTCTAGTTAATTCACCAGCAGCATTTTTTCTTTGCTCACGTTTTGACCCGGTGCTTCCTGGATATGTTGGATCTCCTGTAATAGGGTTAGTCTTCGCAGTTGTTTTCATTGTTGCCATTGTTTAATGTTTTTTAACCTTTTCTATAAGTTCCGTCTGAGTTTTGTATAAACTTAACGCCTCCTCTGACGTAAGTTTTATTCCCTACTACTGGTTTTGTGGTGTATGGATTTACTTTCTTCTCTACAACTCTTTTTCCTGGAGTAGGTGTGCTTTTAGGAGAGTTGCTTTTAGGAGTTGCACTCATTTTTGATATTTTTTTAATAGCCATGTTATTTTTTATTTTTTCCGTATAAAGGTTTGAATCCTGATCCCATTCCATAAGCCACAACAGCATTTTGAATACCTACAGCAACTCTTTTAGGAAGTTGTTTTGCTTTATATGTCCTTGTTTTATTCAAAGCACTTCTTTCAACTTTTTTACCACTCATGGTGTTAACTTTATCACTATCTAAAATAGTGCTGTTATTCTTACGAGCATTCTCTTGTGCTTTTTTATTTGTAGCAAAAGCGTCTCTTTTTTTCGTAACCTCTATATCTTTTTTGGTTACCAAAACTCTTTGATTAGGATTAGATGAAGGCATATATTTTCCATCTTTTCTTTTCAAGAATTTATCTACATTTTTTGTTTTAACGGCTTTTACATCTCCCTTTGATTTCCATATACCCTTGTACCCAAGTTCAGGGTTGGTTGTATTTCCACTTCTAACAACCACAGTTCTTTTTGGAGAGATAGAACGAGTTTTAACCACTTCTTTTCGAGTAGTAGTTGTACCTCTTTTATTATCTCTTTCAGTTGTGATGTTTGTCTGCTTATCCTTAACTTGACCAAAGATATTTCTTCTACCTCTATAGTCCTTATTTGGATTTTCAGCCTTTTTCTTCTTGTCGATACTTGTAGCCATAGTTTAATATCTTCTTGGTAAGTTTTTTCCTTTATATGCCTTTGCAGCCTTTTCCTCTAAAGGTATATTTTTTTTAACTCTACTTACAGTGTTAGGATCTTCCATGTAAGTTCTTACAGTAGATTTCTTTCTATTAGTTTTTGGGTTATCATCCCAATTTTTAGTCCTACCAGCAGATCCAGTATACTTTGTTTTATTAGTAACGTCAATAGAATCGTTTTTT